TCCAACCGTTATATCTATACCAATCATCTTTATCTAGAACTTGGTAAGTATCATCACCGTACAATATTCTATCACTAGAAGTATTATTATCTATTTCTGTAATTTCTGTATTAGTATATAAAATTCTATAATGTTTGTTAATATCCAACCCACGCTGTGCATACAAACTTGAAGATACAACTTGGAAGCTTCCAGATATCTGCACTGGATCTTCATAAGTTGGAACTAACATACCAACATCATTACTTATATTGCCCAAAAACTTTTTATAAAAAATAACTTCTTTACCTATTGCACCGCCTATAGCATTAGAGGCTATTTTATATAAATTACCTATCATTTAGAAACCTCATAATTTACAGCATCAAGCATATAACCAGTATCAATCAAAGGCTTTGAAAATCCCTTTTTATCAATTGTTGATTGTGCTAATGCTGGAGCAGTAAACTCTTTTATTGATGTTTTTATGTCTCCTTTAACAACTAACCCCAAAGTCTCAAATGAGGTCTTAAAATCGCCCCCACGAGCGAAGTCTTTCTTAATCATGAAATCAAAAGTCTTCTTCCATTCCTTAGCTTTTTTCAAAGCAGTTCGCATAAATGGTCGTGGAGGTTGTCTTCTTTGTGGAACGCCATACTCATTGAACATTGCTACTTGAGCAACGCTTGTGCCATCTTCATACTTAGCACTTGAAAGAAAACCAACCTGTACTTTCATATTAGCTAAATTCTTAGCCATTTTCTCAATGTCAATACTTGTTTTCTTATTTACTTTCATCTCTTAAAACCGAGTGTTGCATTTGATCCACCTACATAATATCCGCCAGCAGACCAAAGACTAAATAATGCTAGAATCTCCTCGCCGTATATGGTTTTATTGAGAAAATATTGAAAAGCAGATTTGCTTATTCTTGCTTCAAAAGATACAGATATCTTATCAATACTAGCACTAGATACAATGCCAGCTGTACCACCATTATTAGAGGCAGTATCAATGCCAATTTGCAATATATGTGCAGTCATTAAATATAAAACATATTTAAGCCTATTTTCATTTAAATAACAACTATTATTATTTGATATAAACATTTCTGCACTATCAAATGCTCTCAATACAACAGAATCAGATATACTATCAAATATTGGATATTTAATTCTAAAATCATTTATATCAAATACTATGCTAGACATATTAATCTTCTACTACTTCAGCTTTTAAGTTTTTTAAATCTTCTTTTTTATTTTGTGCGGACTTATCTTTTTTTGTCATATCTTTCGAAATTTTCTCTGCATCAAACTGCTTGCTTTCAACAGTCAAAAATCCATTTGATAAATGTTTTTTGAAGTGACTATTTTCTTTTAATAAATTATATTCATTGTCGTTAAGAATAGTCAATACCCCAGACCTGGTAATCAATGTAACTTTATTGGCAACATTAGCCTTGCCTGCGATTGTTATTTTAGATTTTGCAATACCATTTTCATAATTAATATAGTCATTGTCTGAACTCATTGTAGAGTACACATAAAATTTTGCCATTTTTAAAAATATCCTTTATTTATTATTATAGTTATTATTATAGCAGTAAATTAATATTCACCACTATAATAATTATATTATACTCCAGTCGCCCTGTAAACACCCCAAGGTCGCTTAACAATTACGCCAGAAACAGCGTTCATGAAACCTTCTTGATATCCACCAACTACTTGACCACGACCAATAGACGCGAATTTCTCAGAAATTAAACCATCTATGATTTTTCCATCATCAGTAGAATCGCCACGAATACTATCAGCATACATATAGAATACATTATCACCACCATTAGCACCATCAAATTCAGGTACTAATTCAATTCTACATTTCGGGTATGTTTCATTAATCCATTTTTGAATTGATGTTCCAAACATTCCAAACTCATTTACATTTGTCAATGTTCCAGCAACAGCTAAAGAAATTGCAAAAGTAAATGAATCCATTGTAGGATCGAAGTTACCACCACTTGAAAGTTGCAATGCTGTAATAGCATTAACAACATCTAGTTGCTTTTCTTGGAATGTCTTAGTTGACCATTCAGGAGTAGCATTAGCACCGTTAGGTAGTGTTTGATAAGCAGGTAGGTTAGGGTCGTTCAATAAACCATAAGTTTTATTGTTACCACTATTATAACCAAAGAAACCAACTGTATTACGAGCTATTTCTAAAGCAGTAACAGCAGATGACATTCTTGCCTCTTCAGGGTTACCACCCGATTTTTTTATTTTAGCGTCAGCAACAAGTTGCGACTGTGTTCCTACAACGAAACGAACTACACTTCTTCTTTCGTAATCCATGTTATAAGAAGTAAAAGGAATATTGACATCATCACTATAGCCGATAGCAGTAGCAGTACGCTCTTGAGTCATTTGGATAATTTCATCATCTTCTAACCAATGCCCAATAATTGTTTGACCGACAAGCGTATCAATCTTTCTGATTGTAGTTAAGTCTTTAACTATGCCAGGAAGATAATTTCTTAAATTAGAAATATTAGCTGATACACCGCCACTAATGGAAGACTCTTGTGAATCCATACCATACACATTTTCATTAATACCTAAAGATGTAAGCATTCTCATGTGTTTAACATCATCACAATCAAATGAATTTACTTGTTTGATTTGACTTGATAAAAAACTTGCTTTAATTTTACTCATAATTTTAACCCTTTTTTTAATTAATTAAGTAATTCTAGTACACATAAACCATTAGAGGTCGCAGGGTAATAAAATATTTTACAATTTTCTATTTGCGTTTGACCAGCTCCAGCAGTACCAACACCTAAAGCACCAGTAGCATCAACGAAATAAACACTATCGCCAACACTACCAGCACCACCAACATCAGCCCATACTCTACCCATTTTAGACAATGAAGCTTGAGTTGAGTTAGCAACCACATTAGTAGCACCTAAACTAATGTTGAAATTAGCATACTGTTTTGGATTAACTAACAAGCCAACAAAAAGACCAGCACCACCTGCAACAGCAATACCCTCGGATGATGAAGTGTAAGCATAACCTACAACATTATCAACAGCACCACTTTCTAGGATATAAGTATCTACCTTTTTTGGGCTATTGTCGTAGAATTCCCCTACGACACCGTTTGCTAAATTTTTATTTATTTGTGTTTGCATATTATTTCCTTGTTTTATTTAAAGATATCGTAACTTGGTATAAATTTACTATTTTGAATCTGTGAGTCCATAGCTAAAGTATTATTTACCTTGCTAGAACCTGCAAGATAACCGTTTAAGGTCGCAACCTCTTGTCCTTTATCAGCTTTAATGTCTAATTTTTTAAGACCGTAATCTACAACTTCTCTAAAATCCATGTCTAAATGGTCGAAAGAACCAACAACTTTTGAAATTTCACTAGCTAGTTTATCTCTGTCTTTAAACTCTTCTTTTAGAGCTATTTTAGCATCCATTGCATCTTGAGCCATCGCTTTCTTTTCTTCTTCCATATCAACAGCTTTTTTCTCTTCATTTACTTCTGAATCTTCAACCTCTTTGCACTCGTCCTCGGTTTCTTCTTCGACAACTTCTTTGCTATCTATTTTTTCAGATAGCTCATTTATTTTTTCCATAATTGGCTTCATCATTTCTTCTAAAGCTTTTAATAGTTCATCATTCATTGTAGGTATCTCTCCTGTTGTTATGTCATTATAGTCAAATGTTACGATTGCAGAATCGCAAACAGCAACCTCTTTACCCATTCGCCCGTTTTCTACCGTAGCAATATGGTTGCCTCTAAGCTCTGTTTGAATGGCATCGTATTTTTCTCCATCAAAAACACCACTTTCAAACTTGTATTTGCATCTGTAACCAAGGCTTAATTCTTTCTTTCCTTTTTCAATTCTATTTTTTAGGCTATTACTATAAACTTTCAAATTACCGAATAATGTATCATTTTCAAAATATATATCTTCGCCAGTTGTTCCTTGAATACCCTTGTCTTCAGCTGGTGTACCATCAGTACCAAGCATCTCATGATCATCTATCCAAGGAACTAATTTGAATGATTCAATTGTATCTTGACTCGAAAGCTCCTCAGCAGGTCTATATACTTTATATATTCTATCAGGGTCTTCAGCACCTATTGAACTACCTAGATATTCGAATACTCCAACTTTAGAAATTGGTCTTTTTTCAACATATACAAAACCATTTTCATCTTCTTCTAATATATTCATAATTAATATTATAAACCTTATTTAATTTTAAGATACATAAATGTTTTAATATTGTCAACAATTAACATTAATAATTTAAAATAATTAATTAAATTCAATAACAGGAGTCTTAAAACATCTGCAATAAGGCAACTCAGCTGGCATAACTTTCTTCCCGACTGTTCTATCATATGGCGGGTCGTTTAGATCATATATTTGCCCATCAAATTCTACATGGGTTTGCCTTTGTGTCTTTCCAGCACTTGAATGATTCCACCTAAACTTAGTTATTCCATTTTGCCTCATTCTCGCTTCATCAAGTGTTGCATTTGTTTTTCTTGTTTGGTCTAGTGCCAATAATTTAGCATTCCTTAAAGTCTTACCGCTAAGTATTTGTAATTGTGGAATTAAGTCTTTGAGACCCTCGCCTTGTGTGATACTTCTATAAGTAAATCCAGACGCTTGATCAAGGTAATCAGCTTGTATACTTCTTATATAACTCGCGGCTTGACTTGCACTAGCTTTTAATGTCTCTTTTGTCTCAGCACTCAAGTCTTTAACATTGATTGATAATCCACCGCTTAATTTCTTAAGACTATTTTGCGTTTGTGCTTTAGAATGTCTATTGACGCTATTAGTCATATAGTTAGCTATGTTATTGCCCTCAAGCCTAAACATATCATAAAATTTATTTTCTAGTTTGTTTAGAAGTATTCTAACTTGACTAGATATACTCGCATCTTGTGCGAAGTATGCTGGGCTTTCTTTTTTGAAAAGTCTTATAACTTCTCTTTCAAATTCTTTAATCATTTTGTTAGTTAGTCTTTCAACTTTTCTAACTGTGTTTTTTTCAATCTCATAATTTGGGCGTAAAGGTTCGCCTACTATAAGATTAGGGTTAAACTTATTTACCCATTTTTGCTTATTGTTTGATAGCTTT